GAATCATTATCGACACTCTCGCCCGATCTTTCGCCGGAGGAGAAGAAAACAGCGCCAAGGATATGAGCCTATTCATATCAAACTGCGGCAAGCTACAAGAAAGATACTCGGCTACCGTCATTATTATCCACCATACAGGCAAAGATACCGACCGAGGTGGGCGCGGTTCTTCCGCATTAAAAGCCGCACTCGATACCGAATTCACCATCAAACGCATCGAAGGCACCGAACATTTATCATTTATCAATTCTAAACAAAAAGATACCCAGGAAGCATTCACAATGCATTTCCGCCTCGCCTCAATTGAAGTCACTAACCCCGTAACAGGCGAAATCGAAACATCATGCACCGTTACGGAAGATGAAACAATCTTCGCTGGCAGAAGGCAAAAACTATCCGATAATCAACGCGAAATCCTCTCCGTTTTAGAGAAGGAAAAGCTGCCCCAAACGGTCCAAAATATAGTCGAAAAATCAGGCATCTCAGAGACTACAGTTAAGCGGTTTTTAAAAGATCACTCAAAAGGGCCAAAGGCCATACTCGTTTTAGGCTCAGGCCATACTGAGGGCCACACTGGACCCGAAACTTACTTAATGAAAACAATAGGTTATGAGTAATGTGGCCTTTTGGCCTATTTAAAAGGCCACGGGAAGGCCACACTGCCACCCCCCCTATAAGGGGGTGGCCTTGGCAGAGGGCCAGTTTTTTGGCCTTAAATTTAGCTTAAAATAGAGGATAAAATGACCCAAATAATATACGCTATAGACCCAGGTATCACAGGGGGCATTATAGCTCTCAATTCCGAAAGGCAAATCATCGGAGCCAAACGTATGCCGGTAACCGATTTCTACAACGGTAAAAAACAAAAGAAAAAAATCGTCCACGCATTTGAGTTAATGAAATTCTTCGCAGATCAGGAAATGTTCACCAGCCAACAATCGCAGGTCATCATCGAAAGAGTTCACTCAATGCCAGCACAGGGCGTCACGTCAGCTTTCTCCTTCGGCAGAGCTGCAGGAGCCGCAGAGGCCATTGCCATCGCATCCCTTGGATTATCCAATGTCCATTGGGTAGAACCCCGCATATGGAAACAACACTTCAAACTCGACAGCGATAAAAACAAATCCCAAAATTTAGCTACCGAAATATTCGGCGGAAAACACTGGTCAAGAAAAGTCGATAACGGCATAGCTGAAGCCGCGCTAATCGCTATTTACTTTCTCGACAGAATAAATTAAAATGAAACACGTCCTTATCCATTAGGACGCCTCCCTGTTTTAACCTCTCCCCTTGAGGTTGATAAACTACCGCCGGGGGTGCCAGCATTCCTTCGGCGGGTTTTTTAGGAGTTACTTTGGTAAACGGCAAATCAAGCAAAGTTCCGGCGAAGGAAATGGAAGTCGAATATGTCGAAGCAATCCGCATCTTTCGTGGCCTGCTTGAAAGAAATTTTGATTACCACCAGATAGCCAGTGTAATGGAACACTTCGGCGACATGTTTGTGGATTACGCAAAGGCTCATAATGAGGCGCAGCGAATGTCAAAAGATGTCAAGGCGGCAATGAATTAATGGAAATAAACCAGACACCAATCGACACGGTTATCCCATACGTTAGCAACAGCCGTACCCATAGCGACGACCAAGTGGCACAGATAGCTGCAAGCATCAAAGAATTTGGATTTAACAACCCGGTCCTCCTCGATGGAGACAAAGGAATTATAGCAGGCCACGGCAGAGTATTAGCCGCCCGGAAGCTAGGCTTAAAAGACGTCCCCACCATTGATCTTGATCACCTATCCGAAAACCAACGTAAAGCCTACATCATTGCAGACAACAAACTGGCGCTCAACGCTGGATGGGATATGGAGATGTTATCCCTAGAGATGGGCGACCTGAAAGAGCAAGAGTTTGACTTATCGCTCCTGGGCTTTAGCGAGGATGAATTAGCCAACCTATTTGTAGACAAGACCGAAGGCTTAACCGATCCCGACGAAGTACCCGAATTACCCGACGATCCTGTAACCGTAGAGGGCGACGTGTGGCTCTTAGGCAAGCACCGGGTAATGTGTGGCGATAGTACGAGTATCGACGCTGTGGAAAAGCTGTTAGACGGTGTGACGCCTGATTTAGTTTACACAGACCCGCCGTATGGGATAGACGAAAAGGGCGATAGGTCGAAAAGGGGCGGGTTAGCCCAAGGCGGTAAGTTTGAGGACTTCAAAGACGACACTACTCAATACGCCATTGACGCTTACAATCTCTGCGAAGCGATGGGTATCAAGCGGCAAGTCTGGTGGGGCGCAAATTACTATTGTCATGCATTGCCGCAAACAAATAACTGGTTCGTATGGGACAAGCGGGTCGAGGATAAGCAGCATGATACTCAGTCAGATTGTGAATTGGCCTGGGTTAAGTCTAAATGGTCAAGTGTCCGTATCTTCCGGCATTTATGGAAGGGGCTTATGAAGGATAGCGAGAGAGGCCAATCGAGGGTCCACCCAACGCAGAAGCCTGTCGCATTAGCGGAATGGGCGTTTGATTATTACAAAGACGTTAAAACGGTAATGGATTTATTCCTTGGCTCCGGGTCTGCATTGATAGCTTGTGAGATGTCTGGCCGCACGATGTACGCGATGGAGTTGATGCCAGAATACTGTGACGTTGCAGTAAAGCGATGGGAAGACTTCACCGGCGAGAAAGCCAAACTTGAGGATAGTGGGGAATTCTTCCCCACTATAAAAGAAGATGACAGCTAAAAAGAAAGCAGCACCACGGCGGAAAGCCGGACAGCCAGCATTCAAGCCAACCGAAGAAGAACGGGAAATGGTTAGGAAGATGACGGCTGTTGGTATCCCGCAGGAAAGCGTCTGCCGGGTTGTTCGCACCGGTATTGATGACAAAACACTCCGCAAGCATTTCCGCCATGAATTAGATACAGCCAAGATACAGGCCGACGCAGTTGTTAGCGGGTCGCTGTTTAACAAAGCGGTCGGTGGAGATACGTCCGCTATTATCTGGTGGGAAAAAACACGCCAAAACCGTCGAGAGGCGGCAACGCTTGAGCATAGTGGCAGCATAGGTGTAGGATTATGGGGCAACAAGCCAGAGTAGGCGATGCTTCGGAGGTCTTTAGGGACTTCCTGCGGCCTAGCCGATACAAGGCCCTGTATGGCGGCAGAGGAAGCGCCAAGAGCCACTTCTTCGCCGAAGCCATGATAGGCAATGCTGCTGATACGAAAGGCTTCCGGGGCGTCTGTATTCGTGAGGTCCAGAAGAGCTTGAAGGAAAGCGCCAAGCGCCTGCTTGAAGATAAGATTTATACAATGGGTTTCGCTTCCAGCTTTCAGGTTATGAATGACCACATCAAATGCCCTGCTGGCGGGATTATTATCTTCCAAGGAATGCAGGACCACACAGCTGAGAGCATTAAGTCGCTTGAGGGCTTTAATATCAGTTGGGCCGAGGAGGCCGCCACGTTAAGCCAGAGAAGTTTAGAGCTTTTACGTCCAACGATACGGACGCCAGGGTCGGAGCTATGGTTTAGTTGGAACCCGCGCCATGCCAGCGACCCGGTTGATATGTTTTTCAGAGGGCTGAGACCACCAAAGAATGCAATCATCTCCAAGATAAACTATGACCAAAACAAATTCTTTCCGAATGAGCTTGATGAGGAACGCGCCCACGATAAGGCTGAAAACCCTGGTCGCTACGCTCATATCTGGCTTGGCGAATACGAACCTCAAGCGGTCGGCGCTATTTGGACAAGGCAGGTGATCCATGACAACAGACGAGCCGACTATCCCGACGATCTCGAACGTATACTGGTCACCGTGGACCCGGCTGTCAGCGACACGGAACGCTCGGATGAGCATGGCATCGTGGTTGTCGGGATCGACAGCGGGGGGCATGGCTACCTCCTCGAAGACGCCAGCCTCCACGGAAGCCCCCACCAATGGGCAACGAGAGCCGTAGCAATGTTTGACAAATGGGAGGCGGACAGTATCATTATTGAAAAGAATCAAGGTGGCGATATGTGTCGGCACACACTTCAGACGATCCGCAAGTCCCTACCAGTTATTGAAGTCCACGCGACCCGTGGAAAGCACGTTAGAGCAGAACCTATTAGCGCATTATACCATACTGGTAGAGTATCGCACGTTGGCAGCTTCCCAGAGCTTGAAGACCAGCTTTGTCTATTCACCTCCAGCGGATGGGCAGGCGATGACGGCAAGTCACCGGATCGAGCGGAGGCAATGATCTGGGGATTTACTGAGCTGTTCCCGGCAATGACGACGACGCGAGGCCGCAGCAGGCCGTCAGCACACAATCATCAAGAGGGAGGATGGCTTGGTGGATAGAATAACGGAGAACGGCTAAATGGCAAATGATAGAAATGACGGCGTAAGCGATCCGATCGTTCGAGATGCACTGGAGCAATTCGAGTACAGTGAGGAGGGGTCCGTCGAGAATCGAGAGGCTTATGAA